TGCTAGAGATATTGTTAGGGGATTCTGATGAAGACCCCCTTAGTACGAGAGGTTAGTAAGTGGATGTTTAAAGCATATATCGTTTGGAGTATATGTGCTGACATTACCCTACTAGCGGGTTTAATATACCTAGTCTTTTTTTGATGGGGGCGAAACAGGATCGACAGGCAGGGACGGATGAGTGGAGAATTGTCGGATGACTGCGTTATTGGTCAAATTAGTAAATGCAAACGATAATATTGCATATGGGGATTACGCACTAGCTGCGTAATCTTTCGGGGTTCGGTGGGTTCCTTGCAACAGAATACCCACCACTTTATTATAATGAGGATTGGTTATGTACGAGAGACAAGTTATTATCGCAGATGTTGAACTGCCAATAGAAGAATTACATTTAACATATTTGATGCATAAGCTTAGAAATGATTATGGATTTTTAGAATCCTCAAGAAACAATGTTCCCGTAAGTGGTTATCAAGAAATTATGCCACTGTATACATATCCATGCTATGAATATCTTCGCAGTATGAACTGGGAAAATTCTAATGTTTTTGAGTTTGGTTGTGGCTATAGCACCGTTTGGTGGGATAACATGAAGTGTAATATGTATGGTGTTGAAAAGAATAAAGAGTGGGCAGACAAAGTAAATCCTGACAATAAACACAAAATTTGTGTTGAGGAAGATCAGAGCTTGTACACAAAATCTATCTATAAGTACAAAATGAATTTTGATGTGATTATTATTGATGGTCATTTCCGTACCAAGTGCGTATTACCCTCTTTAAAAAGTCTTGCAGATGGCGGCATGATTATACTAGATAATTGTGATAACAATCCACGGGCAAAAGAGCTCTTGGATAAATCAGATTTACTGCCAATTCACTTTCATGGCTTCAAGCCAATACATGTAGATACTGAAACCACTTCTTGCTACATTCATAAAAACTTTTCTAAGAAACCTAGAAATATTATACCAATGGGTGGAACTCTCCGTGTTGAGTAATAATATTGAAAAAAGGTGTTGACAAATAGATATTACTATGTTATACTTTGTTATAATACGAATTTAAGTGACGGCAACCTATTGCTATATCGACACTTAATGAGTTTGGTAGTTCTCTTTATAGGACTAAAAACTACCATTTTAAAGGTTGGAATACTTTCAGCCTATTTGCAATGTTAAGGAAAACATTTAAATGACTACTACCACTACCCAGACCGATAAGGTCGAAAAAGCACTTGTTAATGGTGCAGAACTAACCGCTAAACAGATTACATCACGTTATGGTGTTAAGAATGTTCGTGCTGTTATCAGTAAGCTACGCCTGTCAGGTCTTGCGATCTATTTGAACAAGCGTGTATCGTCTTTTGACGGTCAGACGTATATGAAGTATCGTATCGGTACACCTAAACGATCAGTTGTTGCTGCTGGCTATCAGGCACTACGTACAGCGTAATGTCTAACGGGTGATGCCGTAATACATCCGTGGGGAGTCACGGTTAACTCCCCAACTTGCGGGTGTAGTATAAAAAGTATTACAACAGTTTACCAAATTGTAGAAGAAGGGGCAGTACCTTCCACCCGCTCCAATTTTAATTGTTATGGAATATTATAATGCCACTGAATACCTCAAAAACCTTTTCACTCAAAATTGAAGAAATTGCTCTTGAGAAAGCGATAACTCATATGGATGCCGTGTTATGGTACTGTGAGGCAGAAGGTCTTGAACCTGATTCTTTAAGGCCTCTAATTTCAAAATCTCTCAAAGAGAAGATTGAAGCTAATGCGAGAGATTTGAATTATTTGCCAAAATGTGCTCAATTACCTCTATAAGGTACTTGACAAATTCGTTGAACTATAGTAATATAGTTTATGTTCAACTGTCGGGATTGACGGCAGCAACCCTAGCAATGGAGATTTCTAATGGAATTTACAGTGCATCTGGATGGTGACCCCGCCATCCGTGAAGAAGGTTTCTTCGCCTCTAAGGTGACGGAACTTGAAAATCAAATTAAGGTATTTGGTTTTCAAAACGCTGAGTTGGCGAAAGCCAATGAGGAGTTGAGGGAACGAGTTACTAAACTCGCCTCTCGCCAACCTAGTTGGCCTAAAGGATATCGTCCGAATAGTAATCGGCGATAGTTAATGTGTGCCGGTGTAGCTCAACGGTAGAGCAATTGCTTTGTAAGCAATAGGTTGTGAGTTCGATTCTTACCACCGGCACCATTTTTAGAAGAGTAGATAATGCAAGTAAATTTAATTTCAAATTCAGTACCAGATACAGGGTTGCAGTTTGGCAAGGGACTGAACAACTGCCAAGACTTGATAGCTTATTGCGCCCGTGTATCCAATCCTGATAATCAAAATAATAAAGATACCTCTGAAAAACTAATCAAGTATCTCATTAAGCATAAACACTGGTCGCCACTAGAGATGGTTAGTGCATGTTTAGAAATTGAAACAACAAGAGATATTGCCAGGCAGATACTACGTCATCGATCTTTCTCGTTTCAAGAGTTTAGTCAACGATATGCTGATCCTACAAAAGACTTAGATTTTGTTACTAGAGATGCTCGACTACAAGATGATAAAAATCGTCAAAACAGTGTTGAGTTAGATAGTGAGAGTGAGTTACATTTTCATTGGAAGATGAAACAGGAAGTTCTTATTAATACTGCAAAAGAAACATATGAATGGGCCATTAAAAATGGTATTGCAAAAGAACAGGCCCGTGTAGTACTACCAGAAGGTAATACTGTATCACGTTTATATATGAATGGAACCCTTCGCAGTTGGGTTCACTATATAGAATTAAGATCAGCGAATGGCACACAACAAGAACATATGGAAGTGGCAAAGGAATGTGCAGTGCAGATTGCAAAGATTTTGCCATTAATTGGAGATATATTAAATGACTGAAATTCCTATTTTCCCAGCTGGTGTATTGAAGATATACCAAAATCCTAATCCACCAGAAGTCCCTTCTATGGATGAGTTTGAATTTAATCAACAAGCAGTTGCAAATCCCGATACAACACAGTTCAAGGATGCTCCAAACATTATTGACCATGAAGGTCTTTCTGATCTTAAAGATTGGTTCTATGAGTGTACTAAGGACTATCTGGACAATGTAATGACTCTAGATCATCGTGATTTTTGGATTCATGAGAGCTGGTTAAATAGTGCAGACCCAGGCAGTTCTCAGAGTATGCACAATCATGGTAACTCTATTATCAGTGGTGTGTATTATGTCAAGTCACTACCAGAACATCCACCTTTGGTATTTGAAAAGATGCCAACAAATAATGATCCATTTTTCTCATTGAGAAAACACTACAGTAAAGCAAATGCAAACTTTACTAACAAGATTGGTATGCCATGTACTGAGGGATCATTGATTATGTTTAACTCATATCTGTTTCATGGGTTTGGTCAAAACACCACTAATGAATCAAGGATCAGTCTTGCGTTTAACGTACTTGCAAACCTGTCAGAGCGTGACGCATATAAGCTTGACTTTGTGAAGAATGAACGGTGGTTGGATAATGCGTCTGTAAGTTACACGGTAAACACCGATGGTGCATCTGGTAAGATTGACCGTAGGATGAGCAAGTGAAAAAGGCTCTTGTTATAGGAAACGGTGAATCTAGGTCGTGGTTTATACCAAAGTGTTCAGACCATCCTACACAGACTCCTACGGTAAGGGATGATGAAGTTACTACATGGGGATGTAATGCAATATATCGTTATGGCCCTCATTGTGTACATAATCTAGTTGCAATGGACTATGCAATGCAGCAAGAAATATATGAATCTGGTTGGTGTGATGAAGATACCGAATATGGTAACACACATAATGCGTTTTTTGCAAACTGGAATGTAGTTCCTGCTGAGGTCGCTGACGGTATGTTAATGGGCTTTGACATACCAGAATCTTACATTCATCGCAACCTGATCAGAACAAATCAATGTGTCATAGGGGGAAAAGACCCAGCCTCATTATCAGAAAAGATAGAATCTACTATAAAACAATTTCCCAATTTAGACGCTAAAGATGTAAAAATCAAAATGGAAAAGGATGTTGGAATTTGGATTACATATGTAAATGAATTTAGAGATCAGGTTAGCTCAGTTGAAGGTCATGAGGGGTGGGCAACTGGAAACACTGCTCTATCTTTAGCGTGTCAATCTGATGCAGAAGAGATATATATTTTAGGCTTTGATTTATCTTCATATGACAAGCCGCTAAATAATATGTATAAAGGTACAAAGAATTATTTACCAAAAGAAGCTAAGGGGTTTAACCCTATAAACTGGTTAAATCAAATTAAAGAAGTTTTCGAAATGTATCCTGACAAAATTTTTTATTGGACAGATAGTCAAATCAATATAGACCGTCTGTGTCGTTGGGATAGTAATATAAATATGATTACAAAAGAAGAACTTTGTGAAAAACTAAAAATTAAGTAAGGAGAAAATTATGCCAGTAAGACCAGAACTCTCACTGAAAAGTGGTAAGAATAAAGGACTTAAAAAGTCACAAGTAGAGGCCCACGGGCGAACTGCTGATACGTGGAAAATTGCGGGTAAGGGTGACTATTATAAATCTAAATCTTATGAAGATTTACTTGTGGCACAGAAACAATCTAATATGCCCAGAGAGGATAAATTTCCACATGGATACGATAAGGATGGATTCAAAGGGGGTACTCACATCAGTGGACTTCCATTGGAAAAATAAATAACAAAGGGGGTTGACAAAGCCCTCTTGTTATGTTACTATTATAAAATCAACATACGATAACATACGCAAACATAAGGAGACATAAGAATGTCATTTGCTGCACTAAAAAAACAAAATAGTCTTGATTCACTATTGGGCGCTGCCCAAGCAGAATCTGCACCACAGGAGAAGAAATCCTACGTCGATGATCGACTCTGGAAACCTGTTATGGATAAGTCTGGTAACGGATATGCTGTAATTCGTTTTCTGCCTGCATGTGAAGGTGAAGACCTTCCTTGGGCTAAGGTCTGGAACCATGCGTTCCAAGGACCAACTGGCCAGTGGTATATTGAGAACTCTCTTACCACTCTCGGCAACAATGATCCTGTGTCAGAGTATAATTCTTCTCTCTGGAACTCAGGTGTTGAATCTGACAAAGAGATTGCTCGTAAACAGAAACGTAAACTGCAATATTTTGCAAACATTTATGTTGTGAGTGATTCTGCTAATCCTTCGAATGAAGGTAAAATCTTCCTCTATCGTTTTGGTAAGAAGATTTTTGACAAGGTGATGGAATCAATGCAGCCTGCATTTGAGGACGAAACACCAATCAATCCGTTCGATTTTTGGGGCGGTGCGAACTTCAAGTTGAAGCTTCGTAAGGTAGATGGTTACTGGAACTATGATAAGTCAGAATTTGAAGCAGTGTCGCCACTGTCTGAAGATGATGATGTTCTAGAGGGCATCTATAAGAAACAGTATCCTCTAACAGAGTTTACTGCTTCATCCAACTTCAAATCCTACGAGGAGTTAAAGACTCGTATGGATATGGTTCTCTCTGGTACGGTTGCTGCAAACACTACAGTGCAGACGCTGATGGAAGATGAACCCACTGCTACTCTTACGGTTAATACGAAAGAGGCTCCCGCACCAACGGTGACGGCAACAGCAGATAATGGTGATGAAGATGACGCTATGTCATATTTTGAGAAGTTGGCTGAAGATGGGTAAGGTGAACATTTCCTAGTTGCAGTGGTAGACACGAACTAAAAGAGTCACTATATAGAAGCCCCTCACTGAGAAATCGGTGAGGGGTTTTGCTATTGACTAAAAATCAGCGGGGTTTCCCCCACCTCTTGAAAAGCCAACGAACTCTTGGGCGGTACGACTTTGAACAGACGGTGAGTGTGGCGTGCTATGATTGTTAGTGGTAGTAGTAATAGTCCTACTATTATTTGTCATAGGTGCATTTACGTTTGTCTGACCACTAGATTGATTCCCTCCACTTGCAGCAATATTTGACGCCCGCATAGATTGGCGTGCGCTGTCTCTACTTGCTCTAATAGAGTCGTTTGCTGGATCACCTTTTCCTTCTAGTACGTATGGATGACTAGATGCTGGTATAAAGACTAAGTTACTGCCGGTGCCCTTACTAACAAAACTTCCTGGCCCGTATTTATCTCTAGCTGCTCTTTTTGCTTTAAATAACAAAGACCTTCGTTCGCTTGAAGCAAGGCTTCTCTTACCACTACTTTTTGAAGAAGGTGCCGCAGCAGTAACAGCATCTTTCCCACCAGTAACATCATCTGCAGCGCCGGATATTGCATCAAGTTTAGATTCTGCCGCACCCACCTTTCCTCTTTTAAATGCATTACTGAACATACTACTAATCGACTGAATTAAATTAGGTTGAGTTTCTTGCATTGTTTTGAATATTCTCTCATATTCATCAGCAGTTGGTGGTGTAATCTGTGGTAGTGTTATCTGACTCAGAAGACCAACTTTTGTTGCATCAATAGTGTTTATACTTTTTATAACATCAGATAATGCTCCAAGTGCTTGTGGATTACCAGTACTCAGTGTTTTAACTATCTTCTCAATATTTGAAATAATAGAGTCATCCATCTCAAACCCGTCTTTAAATAGTCCTGCATTCTCAACAAATGCGTTTACAGCATTGGATGCATCTGTAATACCTTTAGAGTTTTTGGCAAGTTCAATAAGACCAGCAATTGGACTTTCTGCACTAAGGAATGGTATCTTAACACCACCGCCGATGCTATCCAGTGCTTCACCAATTGCTTCAATGCCACCGGCTGTCGCCATCATCAAAGCAGGATCAATCTTACTCAATCTTTCAATCGAAGCAGTTTTCTCCTCAAGACTTGGGCCCTTGAAGGATTCAACAACTGTTGCAATACCCTCTGCTACAGATGTAATAATTCCCTGTATACTAGCACCAATCGAATTAATTATACCAATAATCTTATTACCGATTGTATCTATAACCTTTGCTACCTTATCCAGTATAAATCCTACGCCCTGTCCAATTTTTTCAATACCACCAGCAATACTGTCAATTATCCCTATAACTACAGCACCAATTATTTTAATAATACCACCTATTTCATTTAATATAGCTGGTATTTCTTTAATAGCAGTCATGAAGACGTTGCCAATAACATCAGCAACCTTAATCAAGACAGGAGCAATTGCTTCAAATGCAGGCGCTGCAAGTCTTAGTGCTGCACCCAAACCAATCATTCCAAGAGTGAATACAGCTAAACCACCAATGACTAATGGGTTTGCAAATGACATTATTCCTTTTGCAAACATTTTTAGAAATATCATTAATCCTTTTCCAGCGAATTTTAGAAGTACACCAATGCCTTTACCAAGTGCGCCTAATCCAGCACCAAGTTTTGCAAGCATCCCGCCACCACCATCACCGCTACCACCATCGCCACTACCACCACCGCCGGTTTTAGTTACACTCATTGCAATCTGACTTAACAAATCAAGTTGTTTGCTTTTCCAGTTTTCTTGTTCTGCAGCAGCTGCATCTCGTTCTGCAGCGGTTTCACCACCGCCGGCTGCGCTGACTGCACCTCCTCCTCCAAGACTTCCAGAGTTCTCTAATTGTTCAGCAACGAGTTCAAGACCAGCAACCAAGTCACCATCAGAAGAAGCAGCCGCCATAGGGCGGGTAACGATCTCTTCTATCCCCTCAATCAAAAGAGAGAAAGATTCAGTTATACTATTTGCTGCTTCAGATAGAGTTGCGATTTGTTTTGCTTCAAAATCTGCTTTTTCTTTAGCGGCGGCAGCGTCCTTTAACCTTGTGTCCGCCTCTAAACTCTGTGCTTCATTTTCTTGTTCAGCAAGAACCATATCTCTTGATATTATTTTATCCTTATCACGTAGTAGTTCTTGTTCAATAAGTATATTTGCTTCTTCATCTCCAAGTGTTGCTCGTAGGGCTGCATGTCTTGCATCAGATGTTTTTTTCTCAGCAGCTGCCGTTGCTTGCTCTTTTTCAAGTTGCTGTTTTCTTTTTATTGCATTATTATATTCTTGTTCTGAAATTCTGCCATCGGCCGTAGCTGATTTTTTAAGAGCTTTTGCTTTCCTCTTATCTTGTATAAAATTGAATATATCTCTCTTTATACCATTACCTAAAAGTTTATCTTGAATAGAAGCAATAGCTGATTCTTTGGTTAATCCAAGTGTCTCACGCAAAGAATTTTCCTGAGACATTTGAGCAACTTTTTGCAATGATTTTGCAGCAGCTGCGAACTCTCTTGTTGCTTCTCTTTGTTCTTTAATTGATTTTAGTTCTTCTGGTGATAATGCCATAGTTTATTTCCTACTCATATAAGCGGTCATACCCATGTATGCGCCCACAACACCGGCCATGCCAATGTAGAACAGAGCAGATAGGTCGCCTAGGAGTTTCAATCTAGTTTCGGGAATAAAGCCGGGAATCATAACGACAACAGTAAATAGAATCATCGCTACCATAGATATCCAAGCCATACGCCGTTGAGCGTCAGCTTTCTGATCAGCATTTTCTGCTTCGTGTATTTTCTGAACTATCTCTAATTCGTCATCACTCACTATACCATCTCCATCTAAATCGTACTCATTATATTGACTCTCTTCTTGTAATTTTTTTTGAGCCATTATAGTCTCCTATTGTCTCTCTTGCGATTTCTGTCGCTCCTTTTCATCCTCTAACCACTGCATTAATAATCCAACATATATATCTCTTTCCCAAGGTATCATACTTTCTATTTCTGTAAGACTATATTTGTGGTGTTGTATCAATCCAAAATTAATCTTAAAGTATGACGATAAAGTATTGTGAGAAAGAGTTAGCTTAAAAAATCGTTCAGCCCCTCCATATGAATTGTTGATGTTACTCCTGTTTTAGGATTTGTAACTTCTACATCATGAGTAAGTTTTGGCATTGTTTCAAAGAAATCCTGTAGATTTGCAAATTGATCTTGTGTTAAACTATCTATAAATTCTTCAATTTCTGCTGTAGTAATGTCAACTTTATTGTAGATATCATCCCCAAATTGAATTGAAGATATGCAATTCTTAATGATAATAAAAATACTATCTACAGAGTTTTTACCAGCAGCTTCTAACGTTGCACTAACATTTGGATAATCTAATTCCATAGAAACTTCATTACCGTTAGCATCTTTACCTAGCTTGCAAGTTTTGCTATGTTTATCATCCATAGTTACTGCAACATCTTCAAGATCGACACTCACATCAACATACGTTACTCCATCATCTGGACATAACATTTTTACTTCAACTGTTTCTGAAATTGATTTTTGCCTGATTTTTAGAAAGGCAAATTCAATATCAAACATTGGATCATTCTTATTACCAAGACTTCCAAAGGTACAAGCATTTACTAGATCAAGAACCCCTTGATGTGTTGCACTTTCATCTTCTTCTTGCTGAGCTAGAAGTAGAATTTTCTCTTCTTTGACCAAAAAAGGTCGGAATTTTATTTCCTCTTGAGTAGAGGGAACTTTCATTTTATAAGTTGGTGTTTCAAGTTTTGGCAAAGCCATTTTATATCTCCTATTTCAATTCAGTTAATCTTCGTGATTATGTTACTCGGCAAGCCGCTCGACTTCAGAGGCTTTCAGAGGCTTCTCTACTAGTTTCTTGTCTTGGTGCTTTGCTCCCATGTTCGCCAATATCAGTCCAAAATCTAAATGCAAAGTTAACAGAAAAATCTTGAATAGCATCAGATGATGTCATATCAAATTCAACTGGTCCAACAGTTTTTGGATATGCTTCCCATATCCTATACGCTGCTGTTGGTTTATGATTTCTATTTAGTACAAATATATCAAGCTGACCGTTGTAGTCGTTATAGTATTTTATATTCCAATCATCTTCATCATAAGTTAACTTTTGCCAATCAGTAAAGTATTTCCTTACATCAAATTTATCATCTAGACTAAATCTTACTGTAACATCATCTGCATATGAAATTCCACTCACAACATCTCTATTAGGCCCGTATATGTTAGCATCTGATTGTGTCTCTAGAAGACTTCCTGGCAAGGTAACAGCATTACAACGAATCATTAATCTTCTTAATGTACTTGATCCGCCCGGCGTTATGTTTCTAGGTGGATTTATATTTAATTGAAATCTATTTTTATGTGCTATTCCAAATTGACCAAGTTCGCTTCGTAATGCATCAATAGCATTAAAAGCACCTCTCGCCGGTGTCTTTTTGCCCTCTTCGTCAAACCCCTGTTCAACAGCAGGGACTCTAACAGCTACAGGGTCAACTTGCCCAAAAATAGTATCGATATTAGTCTGTCTTGTGCTTTCGTTACCAGCCATTATATCATTTTCCTTGAATCTGACCAAACAGCTTTAGCTGTAGATTTCTTAAAACTATGAACAGGAAGAAGCGTTGCAATAACAAGTTCATCTTCCTCAATCTTACGAAACTGAGATTTAGTATATCCTGCTAAATATCTATGAAGGGTTGGTTTTACTAAACGAATACCCTTGATTGCACTATAGCTAGTTGTTAGATCAGCGTCAAGCATTTTATCTAACAACTTCATTCTTAGTGGGATAGGTAAGTAGTGAAAGTTTATCCCTAGAAATCCATCATTATATTTTTCTATTGGTAAAACCAAAGGAAAAGTATCGTAATATGGTAATTTCTTTTTGTGTTTTGGGCCATAAACAAACATATTCAATGTTCCAGCAAATGGGTTACCATTCTGCTTACCATCTCTAATTAGGTCTAATTTTCCTGGCTTACCAAATTCTTCAATCTTATCCCGATACCAATCAGTTGAATAAGGTTTACCTTTTGCGGCGTCTATTACGCCTTGTATATAATCGCTATTTGCCATACCTTTATTTATAACGAATTCCCAAATCAATTTGGGTATTCATTATTAGAATGTGATTGATAAAAACATTGAATGGCTAAAAATTAGATTTGTCTAATAAATAGAGGTATGCAAGACATAGAATTTAATATAAAAATAGCAAGTACAGGAGATACGTTTCTCGTACCCAAAGATAAAAGCATATTAGATGTACTATATGAAAATAAGATAGGTCATCCTTCTTCGTGTAAAGTGGGGATGTGTAGTAAATGTCTCGTTACTTACT